AATTTAATTATGGACAAAATAAAGGACATAAGGCTGGGAAAAAATGCAGCAAATAGCAATATCGGTAATAATTAGCATAGTTTTTTTAGTGTTTGCAATCGGCGCCTTTAGCGTGGCAGAGAATGAGCGCAAGGCAAGACGCAAGGCAGAAAAGGAGCTCCAGGAGGCGCGAGAGAATGAGGCGAAGCTACACGAGGCGGCCCAAATTAAAGAGGACGCGAACAGCGGCAGCGTTGACGCTGATTTTAAGTATATGGCTGACAAGCTGCACGAGTACGCACAAGAATAAAGACTGGGCGCCGGTACCTCCCGACCCGTACAAGGACGGCGAGCTCGTGCTTGTTTTGATTAAAGACGGGGAGCAGTTCACGGCCCCGGAGGACGGCGTATATATGCCGTTTTGGTATTATCGCAAACTTTTTAATTTTATTGTCGATACTCAGACCCAAAACGACGCGGAAAAATGACTATAGAGCAAAACCGGAGGTTTGAAAATATGAAGAATGTTTTTGGAATTATAGGCGCCCTTTTATTTGCGGCAGCCGTAGCCGTGGGTTATTTTTGCGAATTTAATGGCGACATTATTGTCGAAATCGGGCTCGCAGCCTTTGCACTCACTAGCTTAATTATTGGAGCAGTAAAAGCAGGCAAGAAGAAAAACCTGGCAACCTGGAAAACCGTTTTAATTATTGCGCTGGCTGTAATCGGTGGCGTTTTATGTTGTATCGGAGGACTTGCTCAGAACATTTTTGCGTCAATTAGCGGCGCCGTATTGGCTTTACTTGCTGTAATTTTTGGTTTAGTTTTTGCAAAAAACAGCAATTAGAAAAAAATAAAAAAGTAATTATTAGCGGCGGACGCCCTACCGCACCGGGGTGCCTGCCGTTTTTTTTATCCCGGAATAAAGACAAAAAATGACTATAAGGCAGCGAGGCGCGACGCGTTATAAAGGCGCTAATTCATTCTAACACCAGCCGGGGCGCCGGCGTTAAAATCACGCGTAAGGGGACAAAATGAAAAGAGAAGAATTGCAGACACTCGGCTTAACCGACGAACAAATCGACAAGGTTATGAAACTAAACGGCGACGACATCAACCGCGAGAAAGGCAAATTCGCAGACTACGACGCAATCAAGCAGCAGCTTGAAAAGGCCAACGAAACAATCAAAAGTATGGCGGATTATGACGAAGTAAAGGCGAAAGTTGAACAGTATCAGAAAGATGTGGAAACCGCGAAAACAGAGTACGACGCAAAAATTAAACGCCTGGAATTGCAGGCAAGGATTAAGGACTTTACGGGCGCAAAAAAGTTTGTGAACGACTTAACCCGCGACGCAATCAACGCGCAGCTTGAAAATGCGCTGAACGACGACGCAAACAAGGGCAAATCGCTCGACGACTTGCTCAAGACACTGACCGACGGTAAAACCGATATTTTCCGCGAGGAAAACGCACCAACCCCGCCGACAGTAACAACCATGAACGGGAACCAGGACGCGGACGGAGTAACCGCCGCATTTAAAGCCCTGAACCCAACAATTAAAATTTAAACAGGAGGCTACAAAATGGCAGTAGCATTGCAGGACAGATACTCCAAATTAGTGGAGGCTAAACTTTCCGCAGAAATCGTACAGAAAGACGGAATCGTATGGAACAACGACTACGAGGGCGACCCAAAAGCTGGCGCAGTTAAAATCCCGGTAAGAGGAGCCGCAACAGTCGTTTCTTACAACAAACAGAGCGGCGCCGCTAAGAGCTACACAGCCGGCTCTTATGACACTATCACAATCGACAAGGACGTAGCCGTAAACGAAGTAATCGACGGATACGACGCAAGCGCAGTACCTGACAATATCGTGGCCAACCGCCTCGACGCAGCAGGAGAAGGCCTGGCCTTGCAGATTAACACAGACGGAACAACCGAACTGCTCGACAAGGCAACAGTAGCAGGACAGTCAACAGCCACAAGTAAGTCGAATGTATACGACAGACTTTGCGACATTGCAACAGCAATGACTAAAAACAAAGTGCCAACACTCGGCCGCTGGGCTCTTGTTAATCCTGATGTTATGGGCTACATCAGAAAGTCAAGCGAATTCACATCTGCAAGCATGCTCGGTGACGAAGTAAAACAGAGCGGCGCAGTCGGCAAGATTGCAGGCTTTTTGATTTTTGAAGACGCAACACTCCCGGACAATGCTAACATTATCTGCGGACATAAAAATTGGTGCTGCCGCGTTAAGGAATGGGCCGTAGATGTGCACCTCCAGGACTTGAACGGCTCCGGCTCATACATTGGAGCCAGTGCAATTCAGGGCCGCCGCGTTTATGCTCACAAGGTAACAAACAGCGCCGCCGTTATTATGGACTCCAATGTTTTAAATCCGTCTATTTCGATTACCTCACACAAGGCAACAATCACAACCGGAACAAACGGAACCACAACAAAGTACCGCCTCAAGCATGGCGATACATGGGGAGACTGGACAACTTACAGCGCAGCCGTAGATACACAGGCAAACGACGTTATCGAGGCTTACTCATACGACGCTGACGGCTGCCGTTCAGGCGTAGTATCAGAAACCGACGACTAAAAATTAAAGGGGGCCTAAAATGGCATTATCGTTTGAAAATGTAAATTATACATATTACTCGAACACGCTGGGACGCGCAGAAGTGCCGGACGAGGCCACCTTTAACAATTACGCCTTTGCGACTAAGGCCTTTATCCAATCGCTTTATGATGACGGGCTTATCTTAGAGCGAGCAGCAAACGGCTACGACAACGCCGCCTGTATGCTGATTGAGGAGGCTTACAAGGCAGACCAGGCGGAGGCAGGATCGGGCAATATTGACACTTCCGAGAGCATTGGGAGCTACAGCCACAGTATGAGCGCCAAAGCGGCAGAAATTGCCGTGGAGATAAACGCAAAAAGCGCCGACCAGAAGCGCTACAACTGGCTAAAAATATATTGCCATATTTTAGGGGGCGTGAAGTGATACCGGAGCGCCTTTTAATACATTCCTGCACTTATGCAGCACCGGCCAGTTATGACCGCGACGGCTCGCCGACCTACGACGAAGCCGTAACGCTCGCAAAGGTGCGCGTGGAGCCGATTAAAGCCAGCGCAAGAACAGCAGAGGGAGAAGCTGCAGCCGACAGACTGACGCTATTTTATGCGCCGTTTTTTTCGACACCGCAGGTGATCCCCGAGCCGCTGGCAAAGGTGACCTGGAACGGCGAAAACTACACAGTCCGTGAAGTTCACGCCTTTTACACCACCGACGGTAACGCCGTGCACCACTACGAGGCGGCCTTAGTATGATTTTTGAAACAAAAACCACGCTGAACACGGCCGGCATTATTGCGGACATTAAAAAAGACGCCCGGGACATTCAGGCGCCACTAGACAGCATGGTTTTACAGGACAGTAATTTTTTCTGCCCGATTAAAACCGGAGTGCTGCAACATTCCGCAATACTTAATAGCCGGATAGGGAGCGGCGAGTTAGTCTGGCGCACGCCATACGCTCGCCGTTTATATTATGAATACAAAAAGCCAGCGCACCAGGCAAACCCGAACGCCTGCGCCAAGTGGTTTGAAGCTGCAAAGGCACGCTGGTTCGATAAATGGGTAAAATTCGTAAATGAGCGCATTAAACGTTAGCAACATAATAAACGCGTGGGTTGAACAGGAGCTCAACCTGGCGTTCACTATATACAACGACATACTCCCGGACGACGCGGACAACGCCGCCTGCCTGAGATATGACCCGGCACCGGCAGCCGAAGAACGCTACCAGGACGGCTCGCGCTTGCTTAAATGGAATCTTGCCTATTATATCCGCAACACCAGCCGGACAACTGCGCGGGAACTTGCGGACGAAATAACAGCAAAACTGGACGGCGCAGAAATCACCGACCAGGAAAGCGGAATCACGGTGCAGATTGAGGCGCAGACGCTGCCGCAGTTTATAGCCGTTGATGATAAAAACAACACAATTTACAGCGCGGCAATAGTAGCAACCTACCTCGAACCGCGTGAATAATGGAGGCTTAAAAATGGGACTTTTGCACAAGACAAAATTCATACCGTTTATCAATGTAGCAGTAGCACCAGCCGCTGCAAGCTGGAAGCAGATTAAAAAGTCTACAACTTTCGCACTGACTTTCAACCCACAGACAAAAACCTTTGATTTTATTTCCTCAGAAAACCCGGAGGAAGAAATCGACAGTTACCAGCCGGCCCTCAGCCAGTCGCTCACAATGTTCGACGACGAGGACGACTTCAAGGCAATTTTTGACATGTGTTTCAACCTGCCAACCGGCGGAGACGCACACCGCGACGTTTTGCTCGTTTTCTATGCTAAAAAATGCGACATCACAGAAAGCGAAGTGACCACAACTTACTACTCAGCCTGGAAAGTGAACAGCGTTGTAAAACTCGGCACACTCGACAGCGTGAACCAGTCTATCGACTTTGACCTTGCGCTTAACGAGCACGACACCGGAGCCGTAACAATCGTGACAAGCTCAGACGGCACAAAGACCCCAACATGGGTTGACGGAACCTGGAGCGGCGACACATTCACACCGGCTGCTTAATGATTGACTTAAAAAAAATAAACCTCCCGAGCACAGTAGAAGTGGCCGGGAGGCTTTATCCAATTAGAACAGATTACCGCTATTTTTTGCGCTTTAATGAGCACTTGAAAGAAAAGGACGCCACGTTGGACGCGTTCGACTATATGTACGAATACGAAATCCCGGAGAGCCGCCTGGAGGGAATCCGCGCTTTATGTGAATTTATGAACCCGGCGCAAACACTCCCCAGGAGGACGGGCCGGGAGACAAACGAGCCGGTAATAGATTACGAGCTCGACGCGGACTACATCTACGCGGCTTTTTATGAACAGTACGGAATCGACCTGCAGACCGCGGCGCTGCACTGGTACAAGTTCAGCGCACTATTAAAGGGCCTCCACGACACCGAGCTAAATAACATTATCAGCGCGAGGTTATGGAGACCGACAGGCAAAAACAGCGAATACGAGAAGCACAGGCAGAGACAGTACGAGGCCTGGCGACTGCCGGATCCGACGGACAACGAGCCGGACGAGGCGCTGGAGGAGTTCCTCCAGGAACTAAAATAAAAGGGGCTATACATGGCAGACGGCGAAATTATAATAAACACCAAATTAGACACCTCCGGCGTCGATGAGGGAGTGAAAGACCTTGAAAAGAAGCTGGACGCTACAGGGAGCAAGATAGACGCCGCCGGCAATAAAACTAAAGGCTTAACCGCAAACCTCAAAGGAATGGGCTCTGCGGCCCTTGCTGCAGGTG